AAGACTTTGACCCCCAAAGAATAGTGTCTACTCAAATGCAGGTCTAACTTTTGACAGACAACATCTTGCTTGGTTTCCAGTCTGGCTAAACGATCTATGACATCCTGTTCAAAATTCATGTTATATCTTCTCCAAATCTTTCATAGTTGCATTGAATACTATCTCTTGTCTTACCTGCTCTTTGATATTATCGATAGCGGATTCGATGAACATTCTCTTGTACAGCGGGTCAATGTCCATATCGAGATAGATGGGTAATGTCTCCTTGACCAGCTTGGATACTTGAGATTGATATTCAAGATATCTTTGATCGTTAAGATACCAGTCACCAGATATAACTCTGGATAGACCACCGATATCTACCAGCAATTTATTCAATTCATCCTGCATTTCCATCGGAAGACTTCTGAATAACTTCATCTCAGACTTCCTTTGTTCCTTCAAGAATCTGGTATTTACCCGCCTATCATTCTTCTCCTGATTTGCCATCAAGTCCATTTCCTGAATCATGGGTTCATTCAACTTCAATAGGTCTTGTGCCATTGGACCCAATTCATCCCACTTGGCACCATAGTATTGTTGGGCCTTGCCATTCTTGAATTGTTTGGACTGAGATGCTTTCGTTTCAGGATAAGTAAGAACTCCAACCCCATGAAAAGCAGATACTGCTACTAATCCACTGGTCATATCATAACCATTATACTTGATAGCATCATACAAATCCTGTATGAACAGCGGTACACTTCTTTCAAGAGTCTGCTCTACTCCCGTTTCCAACGTCGGCTCAAGAATCTTACCCTTGAAATCTTCTCCGGAATAAAGATCGACAGCAAGTCCGGCAGCAGGAGATAACTTGGTTTGCAACCACTTCACAATCACATCCATTCTCTCCGCATCACTGAAATCACCCCCTTGGGTCTTTCTCTTTCCATAAATCAGTTGTGCTACCAACCGGGCTATTCTGGTATCATTTCCAAAGAAGTCAAATCTCGTATCACCGATCTTAATTTTACCAAACTCGGTACTCCTGGGATCAGGTTCTACATCCACTCCTTTAATGAGAGATAAAAGATACAGAACTGCCAATCCAGTTCCGACACCAGTTATGAGAGTTTGTGCCAACACTTTCTTGGCAGGACTGATCTTACGATCTTTGATTATTTCCACTACATTGAAATCGGTCCACTTCTGAATACCTGCTTGAGTCCAAGCAGGTGCAAAGAAAACAATATTAAGAAGATGCTTATATTTTTTCAATGCCTTGATATTACCTTCACCTGTAAGATGATTGATGATTTGTCCCATCTCATGGAAGTCTTTTTTACTTCTGCCTTTTCCCTGCCATTGATCTATAATCTTGTAGGCCCATTTCAATCTAAGATGATTGGCAGCAGCAACCCAGGCTCTCTCAGAAGCTCTAACACCTGGAATTTTTCGAGCTAATCTACTGGCAAACATTTCAACAGTATCCGAAGTGCCAGCTTCTTTGTACTTAACCTTCATTACCTTGGTGGAAAAATCAAATCTTGGATCATTCCTAAGATTCATATCCAGAAAAGTAGCATACTCAGGACTAAGATAAGCTCTCCATGCAGAGGATACACTTTTTGCCCACAACTTCGGTTCTTTGAAGACGGCCATAATTCCCTGTCGGCCTGCAAAGGATACATCCCAACTTGCCAGAGTAGCTCTCGGAATGTTGAGAAACTCCACCATGCCTTCTACAATTTTCTGTCCGGCAGTAAGCCCGGACTTTCGTTTCTTTTCTGCAATTCCAAGAAACTTATTTACAATATCCTTCCCAAGAATTGGTTCCATTATTTTGATTTCAGATTTTTCAGGAAGTTTATGTTCCAACATCAATTTATTTATGAAAGAATTAGCCATATCCCAATCGAAGGATTCAGGATCAATGGTTCTCCTAATACCATCCTGAATCTGTTGGTACATATCATTAGTCATTTCAACATTGAATTCGGGAGTCCTACTTCCCTGCATTATAATAGCAGCAGTAGCAAATAATTCTTTTCTGGTTATTTTACCTTCATCAACAAGATGGTTATTATCTTTAATATATTGTGCCGCCTCAGCTTTCTTGGCACCGGTAATTTCTGAAACAGTTTTCTCATGTTCGGGACGGAATTTAGCACCAGTTTCAGCAACTTTTACTGCAAAATTATCCAACATGGATTGATATTCTGTAAGAGGACCAATGGGACGTAAAGATTCTCCGGTAACCCGCTCAACCTGAATATCGAAATCCCTGAGCCTTGCTTCTTTCCATTCCACAGATTTATCAGCAGTATTCTGGATAGAATCACGCATTACTTTATAATTCTCTGCACTTGGAGCAGCCATAGCAGGAAAGAATGCCTTTGCAGTACCAAGAAATGGAGATATAACAGCACCAGCTAATCCCGCTTCCCCAACTCTCCGTAAAATAGCACCGGTATCTACAGTTCCATCTTCTCTTAGTGGCAATGCTTCTCTACCCTCCATTAGATATGGGGCAGTAATAGATACTCCTTCTTGAACTGCTTCTTCAACAGCCTCCTCTACAGAATTGAGCAACAACTTGCCGGTAAATCTACCACCCTCCTGCAACATCTTGGTATATGCCTTTTGTTTAGCTAATTCCTTGAATGCTTTCATGGTCATTTTACCTTCCTTGCCAAGTCCCATGATTCTACCTATCTGCCAGGATTCAATAGCTGCATTCAATGTACCTACAATTCCCCTCTCGATATTGGCTTCATTCTCGCTTGCTCCTCTGGCTTTTGCAGCATCATAAGCATCCTGTCCTTCCACTGCAAAAGCGATAGCAGCAGCACCACCCTTGACGTACATCCCGCCGATCAAAGCAGAACCCATATAAGGCAAAGCCTGACCGAGAATATTGGCTCCCCATTCCAAAGTAGAATCTGGAATTACAGCCAATTTCTTATCTACAGTTTCAATATTACTACGTACCTTGGTTAGATAGTTTTCTTCATCTATCCCTGGAAGTAATTCCAATCCTTCCTCAACAGTGCCCACAATACCTTTACCGACATTGAGAAATCCACGTACCAAACCCCGGCCAAATACTTCAAAGAATCCTACATTATCTTTGGTAGGAAAGTAAGGCTCAGTCTCCAAAGTAGTAACTTCTTGTCTTGCCAATTCTTCCCATGTTGCCATAATTACATTCCAACAAATCCAGCCTTTTTGAGAACTTCATTAACTTTCTTGATATCTAATTTGAATTCAGTTAATCTTCCTTGTCCGATGACATACTTGGGTTGTTTTGATCTATACTCAGAGTATTGACGATTAGTTTCTTCTTCAATTATTTTATCTCGTTTTCTTTTTTCTGTCTCATATTCATCAAACGTAGTTTTACCAGATTTTAGAACTTTTTCAGCCACGGGAAAACCCTGTTCATCAATCATCTGTATAAATTGTCCATAAGGAATTGCTGTCTTTTTATCCTGAACCTTGTCCAGATATCCACGATAAGCCTGATCTATCTTCCACTGTGCTGGTCGAATGTATTCAGGTTCAGGTTTAGTTCCTGTTAAATCGATACCAGTGCCAAAAGATTCTCCGGTAAATCCACCGAAAGATTTCATCAATTCCTGTTGTACTTTAGGCAAAGGAGAAGCACCGGGTGCCTTTGGAGCAACAATATCATTCACACTATCTGCCGACATTATCAGAGGTTTACCTGTACTGTCGTCAAGTTCCAATAATTTCTGTCCAGTATATGTACCAGTAGCCATGTTAGGCCACGTTACATTGTAGGATTTCATTGGATCGATGTCTTCAATCTGCTGAGTCTGATTGTTTAACAATCCAATATCTCCTGGATTTGGACCAGTGGCCATAACGCCAGAATATTTGACAGTTGGAATACCGGCAACAGCAGAAGGAACACCAGGACCAGCCCGTTCTTTTTCAACCTTTTCTGCCATAACTTGTTCAACGGTCTTTGGTGTAAGAACAGATCGTGCAAGAACATAAGCACCAATCTTCTCGTACGCCAGTGCCCTCAATTCTCTCTCTCCGGTAAATCTATCCAGAGTACCTGATTTCATGGCATCTTTCAAAGATTGTTCTTTCAACTCGAACTCTTGTTCTTCCTTGATGCGTTTCTTCTCCGATTTCTCAAAATCCAATCGGGAAGCAAGCTCCATCTTCTCTATTTCCCACGATTGTGCTCTGGCTTCCTTCTCCAATTCCATTTGATAACCAAGTTGTATCTTTTGCACCTGGAATTGCTGTTCCATTTTCTGTGCAACTTTCTGTGCTTCGAGAGATTCCCTTCTTGTTTGCAATTCAGCGGCAATCTCAGCGGCTTGTCTGGTAGCAATAGCAGAACCAGCAGCCTCAGCAAGTTTAGTAACATATGCCCCGTATCCAGAAGTAGAGTATTCAATTGCCATTATTGAATCCTCCAAGGATGGAGATCAGATTCAATAATAACGTCATCAAAATAGGAGTTTTGATTAGCCATTTACAAACCTTTAATTAAAATGTAAGACAACTTTTGCAAGAACATTTGTACCAGCATCTGTCTCCTATGGTGCCGTGGTAATGGCCGTGATTCGGCCGTTTGTGATCGTTATGGAACTGACCTTGCCGCTGGTAGCGTCGAAGTTATAAGTACCGTTTGCAGCATACGTGATCTGTGTTTGTGCTGTGGCAATCCCACCCCCGAGGGCAGTCACATCGCACACCGTTCCCGCCGCCGCCGCTTGGGTCACGCCATTGGTGCCGTTGAAATTGAATAACGTGTTTGCCCGCAATGTGCCGGTGACGGTCGTATCCCCGGCAAAATAGTTGTTCCCGGTAGCGTAGATACACCAATTATTGGTGATCGTGCTTCCCGCCCCTACCGTGGTCGCAAACGCCCTAATAGCATAGGCGTTGGTAAGGGTAAACGCCGCAGCGGCCGTTGCCCCCTGGATATATAACCCATAGCCGTTGGCGGTTGTAGTAGCGGGGAATGTTAAGCCTATGACCCCGCCGAATAGCGTAGTGCCCGTACCGAAGTGTGTTCCCGAAGCCTCAAACAACCTATCTGTGAAGGTGGGGGCACTGCCGATGTGGAAACTTTTAGACTGAATCCTATCGGGTACGACCAGTCCGCCAGTAACAGAAAATCTAAACCCGATATTGAAGGATGCAATCGTATTTCCTTTTAATGAACCAGAGTTATACATCACCCGCATCTCATCCCCTGTTTTGTAGAGGATGAAATTACTGCCTACATCAGATGACACCCACCTTGTGCCATCATGCCATGTATCAAATGCCAGAGCTACATTATCGTGTGAATAGGCAACAAGAGAGAAGGCAGAATCACTATCTCCGTTGAAGTTAGCTTGAATCCTTGGAGACTGTGCGATTGTTGACGCCTGACCACTAAGTGTAACCACCGATGTAGCAGGTACTACCGTAAACGGGTTTGTCCCATCTGTAACAGTCAACCCCGCAAACTGCGGACTATCTCCCGTGCCCAAACCAATCGATGTTCTTGCTGTGGCTCCGCTCTCTGCAACCCACGTGGCCCCACTACCCACAATGAAGTTGCTATCTGTATTCGCCAGTGCTGCTATTGCGGTGAGATCAGCGTCAATCGGTTGGTAGTCCGTAGAAGCTGTGTAGGCAGCCGAACCAAGCGTCCCACCCGTGGTTACGGTAAGTGTCTGACCGGCTGTAATAGCTAAACCATGCACACCAGTAGTCAGGGCTGCGTGTGTGGCAATAGCACCCGATGCTTCATAAGCCAGGGCCGGAATATCTGTAGCCGCTAAAGCCCGGAATGTGGGGACAGCCGGGGCACCCGTTGTGGGTCCGGCCAGAACATACGCAGATGTTTGGGTATCGAGAGATAATTCCTGTCCGGTAAGACCTAACAACGTATCGGCCGATACCCCCAATGTCATGGCGTCGTGTAACGCAGACACCTGGGCACTGGTCAAATGATAATATTCATCAACAGTTCCACCCTGCAATCCACCTAAATTATTATGAACAACCTCACCATCACTACTGGATATAGTGATACTTCCTACTCCATTCACAATGGTAATTCCAGTTCCCTCTGTCAATGTAGCCAGCACAGGATCAGCACCAGTAGAACCAATAGGTAATTGTCCATTTGTAGCAACACCAAGTGGTGTGATTGCATCAGTACCAGACCCAAGTAGAATACCATGATCCGTTAAGGTAGCTACTCCGGTTCCACCTTTACTCACAATAAGTGGATTAACAATACCAACAGTAATAGTTCCATCACCATCATCAGCAATATCTATCTCATTGGCAGTTCCGGCAACCCAGGATGAAAGACTGGTAACAGAAGACAATTTCTTATCTGCATCTGCATAAATCAATCTACTGGCAGTCAAATCCTGTAATGTCAGAGTACCGAATACCGGAACAGAGTTTGAACCAAGTAGAAATGTCGATAGTTTATTGATGGCTTTACTGGTAACTTTATTGGCATCTATAACAGAATACCAGTTACCATATAAAACCTCTGGAATATTAGGAACTGCTTGTGACATTATCTTCTCGCATTCCAGGCTGCTTGACCTTGTTGTCTAACATTCAATTGTGAAGAAGGTGTAGATGCAGCCGTCTGGGTCAACTGGGCCAACATTCCATAATCTATGGGCTGCTGACTGATGTCTGTAACCATCTGTGCTTTTGCTGTCTTTGCTTGTGCTAAAGCACCATATCTTACATCTTCAAGTTTAGCTCTGGTAGGCATTCCTATTTCCTCTTCCCATTTCTTTCCCACCCCGGCAGCTTGAGTAGTGCCATACAATCCGGAAGAAACGAGAGATTGGGTAGCCGAAGCAACATCCTTCTCTTTCTGTCTTTCCAGCATAGCCAATGTACCCTGACCGTAAGAACCACCAGGACCATACATAGCTATAATTTCGTCCAGAATTCCCCTTACTTCCTTCTCTCTGGCAGCAGTCTGCTTATTTCTTTCAGCTTCCAGTCCAGCCAATTGAGAAGAAAAATCAGTCTGTTGAGCGGTCTGCTGAGTAGGTCCCTTATAGTAAGGATTTCCACCAGCACCATAATCTATCGTTCTGGTATATCCTTCTTTAGACTGATATCCAGGTTCACCGGGAAGTAACATAGAAGATGGAATAGTCAATGAATTGGCAGCCATTATTCAATCCTTAATACTTATTGATTTCAGTTAATTCACAAGCGATCTTCTCTACGGCAAATGTTTCACTTGCAGTAGTATTTTTTATATTGATCGCAATTGCATGTCCGGAAGCACGATTTCTCATTCTGTTCTGTCTACCACCACCGGTAAGAGTAGTGGTATGAAGTGGAGTTGCCCCATCTATAATATCTTCAACAACGGTCTCTGGGTCTTCTCCGGTAAAGATTTCTATGGTCACACCATCGGTATCGCCATAACTGCCGGATGAAGCACCACCACCAAGAACAACAGTCTCGGAAGTCATCTTGACTTTATTATTTCCATCCTCGGATTGAAGAACAGGAAGAACCATGTTGGCTTCTATAGCTTCGGTACTGGATAGCGTAGCATCATTCTTGGTATCATCATCATGCACACGAATGTATCCATCGGCACACCCCAGCAACAAACCTTCATAATCCTTATCCTGAGCATTGTATTGAAATAAAGAATAAACACCACAATCAGTTGGATATGATTCAGGAAAGAATCCCTTGGTTTTAAGATGATAAAAATAAGCCGTCGATGCACCAGTTCCAAGTACGGTAATAGTAATTAAAATACCATCATTCTTTTTATCGTATGCAAGAAGAACTCTATGGGTATCCGGTTGTACCCCATCCATCAATTCCGGTAATACCAGATCAGACAATTGTACAATAGGACCGAATCCGTAGGGTAAAATATGCACCCCATCATTGCTGACAAAATACATATTACCGTCAGAATCGAAACAATAACTCAGAGCACCGAAGATACCCTTGGTCAAATCGACTTCCTGTAAAACACCATTCTCAGCAGGATCACCCTTCATAACCCAAATACTGTTCTGACAACCTATGATAAGATATTCGTCTCTATAGGGAATCAAGGCACGAACGATATCCCCCAGTTCTCCCGCATCTGCATTCTGTCCAGCAACAGGTGATTGAGCATCGTTTGCGACATAAGACCAGTCCCAGGGATTAGCCTGCCTGCTCATATACCATTGATAAGGATAATTGGGATTACCACTGAGAACACATCTTCCACGATACAGACATCCAATATATGCAATAGTTGGCATAGTACCGGAAGCACCGCCGGGATAAACAGTCCAGTCATACCAGTGTGGATCGGTAGTAGGAGGGTCGGGAGTAGTTACAGCAGATGGAGTAAATGCCGATCCTGAACCACTTCCTGTAACCTGATATGCGGTTGTAAATGTACCGGAAGTTACCGTTCCATAAGTATGTGTTTTTGCAGTATCGGTAAAATCAACCACCATTGTAGCAGCGGAAGTTGCTTGAGTAAGAATATCTCCCTTGGCATGTGCAGTAGCAAGAGCACCATGAGTCAATTTTGTATTGGCAAAATCCACTATTTTAAGATTAGTACCATTGACTATAAAACACTTCTGAAATCCCTCAAAGACCATACTCTGATCTGAGGTATCGATATCGTTGGCCGAAGCGTCAAGTAATACCATATCACCGGCTGCCATTACAGTTCCTCATAAAAAACTCTGTCATTGCCCACTGCCACCAAGTAAACTTTTAGAATCGGTCTTACACCAACTACGCTTGTACTATCCGCACTTGCTGTTAGACTTCCTGTACCCGTTATTGTACCGATAGCATCTATAACTTCATCAACAGTACCCTCTACAGAACCTGTTCCTGTAATACTTGCTTCTGCATCTATAAAAGAAACCGAACCAGTATCATTTTGATAGACACCAATATTCCATTTATAATCTGAACCATTGGTATCAGCCTGAAAAGCTCCTATATTCCATTTATAGTCTGCCATCAAACAATTCCAATTGTAGTATCAGGTTGCATTCCAGCGTCAAGACAAGGACTTCCAGCTTTTAGGGAGAAGTCACCATTGTCTGGATCATTCAATAATGGATCGGCGTCTACATCATGGTCTCCCGCCAAGACATTGCTTCGGTCAGTAGTGTTGTTGAACACATTATAATCGTAGAAATGGCTGTTCTGATAACCCGCATTACACGAAGCCCCCGTGGTGCATCCGGAAATGATGGTGTTGGTGACTACATAACCGGTGTGTGTGGCAGTCGCTATGCCGGTTCCACAACCATAAATTGTACAACCGAACACAAGGCCGGTATTTGCCGCAGATACAATCCCACTGGCGGAGCAAGTTTCGATGATACAACCAATAATCGACTGCGAACCACCATTCAGAATACCGTTGGCAGAATCGTGTATATGACACATAAAAGAACTACCACCCAAAGTCCCGTTAATGGCATAACCAAGGGTACTGATAGCTTCACACTTGATATATGTAACACTCGCATCGGACGAGAAACCAATACGTCCAGCCGTACCTGAACTATTCGTAGCCTTACAGTTGATGAATCTTGTATTGAGACTACCACTTACTACAACAGTTCCAGTACCAGTAAATATGAAATTCTCGACATCCCAATAATCGCCAAAAGTGAGGGTGTTTGCCCCAAGAGCTATTGTAGGGCGATTCGTAAGCGTTGGTGCATCTCCGCGAGTAGCGTTGTATCCCTCAAATACAATCTTCCCGGTCGTTCCACTACCGTTTCCGGTTGATATTACTTCACCGGCTGTATAGGTTCCAATCTCAGCCCAAACCTTATTGCCAGCAACCATAGTAGACAAGAACTCGTCATCCAGGGCTCCACCGAGAAGCCAAGCACCACCAACATTTATGGTACTATTCGTTCCTGTTCCGGCTGTCCTGTCAATCGTAGCGTTGTTGGAATCGGCTACAGCGGTAATCTCATACCATCCAGCCGTAGCACCACCGCCAGTGATATAACAGATGTTGCCTTCCATAGCATCTGTGAATCCCCCTGTTACGGATGAAATAGCTGTGGTAGATACCGCCAAGTCAGTCAACGTCAGTTGGGCTGCGTCCTGCTGTGAGTAGTTTACAGATGTGCCGGGAGTCCTATCGTAAAAACCACCGCCATTGGTCTGTGCCCCGGTTATTCTAACCTCCCAAGTCGTACCAGCATTCAAGGCCATAAATTACCCCAAACTAACAGTCAATGAAGACGCGGGAAATCTAAGTGCTTGTCCGGATGCAATAGCTTTCGATGCAGTAAGAGCACCGCTGGCTAAAAGATTGCCGGAAGAGGCAGCATCGAATAGAGCCACATAAGTAAGAGTTCCCCAACTTCCACTGGCCGTAGGAAATGTAATAGCATTGGCGTTCGTTTTGCTTCCACCGGATGCAGCATTCCAATCCGCAGCAGCAGTCTCTACTCTGGCATAACCATTTCCAGAAGGCTCAGCAAGACCGGAAGCATCATCCAAAGGATTAGCCGTGGAAACACCAACAAAAATTATAGGGGCAACATAAGCACCGTCGTTAAGAATATGATCCAAAATTTCGTCTTCCCAATGGTCACTAAAACTCAAGGTAATTCTCCTTAAACATCTTCATACCAAAAACTGTCGGCCGACAAAGCGACCAATCTTTGTATTTTAGCCATCATGTTTTCACCAGTAATATCGCCATTCCAATAACCATCTTCATTCCATGTAGTAGCACCTGTGGGTTTGGGTGGATCGAAAGATTCATCATCAGATTCCACTTCTGCATTACCGGATAAAGAACTACTTCCAGTAATAGTAGCGGACGCATATATAGTTGCCGTATCTTCTGTAGTAAAAGTGCCATAAGGTGAAGAATCATAAGAAGCATCTCCGAAGGCACTGGTACAATCAACAGTTAGATTCCATGAATACTCGGTATTATATTGAAGAGGAGTAACAATATAGTGTATTATTCTCCACTTTCGACCAAGACCACCACTGATATCAGTTACCGTAGAAACACCTACCGGAACATTGCCGGACAAACTATATGATCCAACTGAAAAGGCTGTAGTTCCCCAGATGGTGCCATTAGATGAGGCTTCTATTGTGTGTTGTATTGAAGGAACATTGACAGAAACATCCGTTCCAGATAAACCAGTATCACCACCACCAGCAGCATGTCTTATATATAAAGCCATTACTAAATCCTAACGGTAGATACAGAACACATGGCAACTACGGGTTGATCTGCCCCGCCAATCTGTGTTGGCTCTCCCCACTTCTTCAATCCAGGTCTTTTACCTAACCGAAGTCTTTTTTCAAGAACATCAGAAGGACGGATATTATTCATGTGTGAAGAATACTCCATTGGAACTACGGCCACAGCTATACCTTTATTTACTCCTTTGAAGGGAAGCGGAATAGATTGAGCATTCATAGATTATCTCCACAGATGTCTTCGTTTCTTGATTTCCTCATCCGTCAAAGATTCACGGAGTTTGCGGTAAGTGGATTTAGTCTTGAAACTTTCCCAATCATCCATCTTTTCCTTGGTATCCAGATCAGCCGTCTTTCGCTTAAGGGAACTACTGGCCTTCACCGCATTTTTTCTCTTCAACCTATCAGCCTCAGACTTGGCTGTTTTACTCATCTCATATTTACGAACACCATAAGCCATCATTGAATCCTTTTATGGATAAAAAGTTGTTGGAGTTTGAATCGGACTAACGTCCGATCTACTTGGACATCCGTCTTTTTAGTTTAGCTCGGTTCTCCATACTCCTCTTCATTTCTTTCATTTCTTTTTCTTTATTCTCTTTCTTTTTCTTTTCCTGCATTTCCCTGAATTTTCGTCTATTCTCAATAGATCGTTTCATCAACATCATTTCTTTAGTAGAAGGCATTTTATTTTACCCGATATACAAACAGTCAATAGTTTCAGTTCCACCACTTCCATAAAAATACAACTTACTCACATCGTCTATGGAAATTTCCAACACTCCCCAAGTACCACCTTTATCATCATCGTCAGCAGCCAGCCAGGGAAGAGGAATACCAGTAGTAGCAGTACAAGCAGTATTGATTGTCACTCTTACTGTAGCAGCACTGGCTACAAGATATACTTTCTTGCACGGAAGGCTGGTCCCCCCATTTCCTTGAGCTACATTACTGGATATGGTCATTCTAATTGAACCACCATCCCCGGAACTACGAGTAGTATCCGATCCAGTATACTTAGTTGTTTGTGTAGACACATTAAGTCCTTTCTTCTATATATTGAATTGCATTTTGTAAATACTTAATACCCTCTGTATCCACCTGTAAAGACCCAATGGCAAAATTACAAGTAACACACAACAACCCTCGAATATCACCGGTTCCATGATTATGGTCCACACACAAACTTTTTTGAAATTCGCTTTGATGTCTGCCACAAACAGCACAACATCCCTGTTGTTCAATAAACAGTACATTATAATCCTCTAACGTAATTCCATAGGTTGTTTTTAATCGACTTTTTTCTTTTAGTCTTTTGTTTCTGTGTGTATTCTTTTGTTTCCACTCTTTTTGCCTTTTGTTATTACATGTCTTACAATAAGACATGTATTGACCTTTTTGTCTACCAGATTTGTGTTGTCGGAATTCTGATATATCCTTTTCAATTTTGCAATAAGCACATGTTTTAGTCATTATATAGATTCATCAATCTGTAAAGGATAACTCTCACTAATCTCGGGATTGGTCGAAAGATAGAACAACTCAAGCAACATCTTACCAGCAGTAACCAAGGTAAAATCAGTAGCAGTAGTAACCACCAGATAAACGGAAGCAGCAGAATTGAGGAACTCCAAAGGAGCTTCACCTTCCTGCCCAACTTCCGCAGCCGTATAGACGTTCAAAGAAGTTCCATCACTGAATTCATCCTCACCACTGGTCTTACCAACGGTCATAACAGCCGAAGTATCACCGGTAAATCCAGTCTTTACACTGGCCTTACAACCAACATAAAAAGCACCGGCAGGAAGCTGCTTAGTCATAGTAAGAGTACCGGTAGTAGAACCACTATCAGTAAAGTCATCATAAGTTATCCACTGAGCAATCTTACGAAGACCAAGTCCAACGGAAGAACGCTCAAGTGCCAAATTCAAATATCTCGGACTACTCATTATCAAAACCTTTCATTTTATCTGTCTGCTTCATATACCGAATCTGTGCCATATCTTACACTTCCAAGTTTGGGGGACCAAACATTACCACGCAAAGACAACATTCCTACAGTATCCGGTACGGCAGGAACATCATCGAGAATCATTTGTGTCAACAATTTCTGTGCCAGATCACCATGTACCCCGGTAGCATTCTCTTCCTGTACTTCTGCAATTGCGATTGCCATCTCAAGGATAGTCTCAGCAGCTTGAGGACCACCAAGAATATAATCCGTGGTAGCAGAAGGTTTCTGCGGAGAAACTTTATACTGAAAAGTGATACTGCTTCCGGCATTTGGTTCAGGCCATAACCAGATTTCCCACATAGTTCCCAATTCAGGATCAGTCGATACTGGATATAGGGCATACTCAGCAGGAAAATCTTGTGTCTCGGACAGTGCCCTCTTATTAAGAATCGCTTCCGGACTTACCTTGGTCAATGGACCATAGGGCTCCTCTTCACCATATGTAGGATTTCCCACCATCTTATCGAAATCCAATGGGAGTTGATACTTCCATTCACCGTCCTTAGTCATAATGAAGAAAGATTTCTGCAAGAAACTCCATTTATGTGGACGCCCAGTATTGGGATTGATGGGATAGAGGAATTGTCTATAAGCCCGATAGACAATATTCTTTACCTTGGTCAAGTCATCTCCGGAAGGTGAAGTGCCAATTCCAAGAAAATCACTGACCTGTTTGTAGATATCTTCAAAATTAAGACTAAGTAAAGACATTATTAATCCTCTTCTTCTTGACCCTCTCCACACTTTTTTTCAATATTGTCAATCTTAGGCCAAATAGTAAGATAAACAAATTCACCATTCGATCCAGGAATAGTTCTATTTGTGGGAGGATATCTATGACATTCCAATTCATCTGAATCGAAATAAATACAATCAGTACACTTTACAAGTGACATAACAGTTTCTTTAAAATGGAGAGGATAGGGCAGTTGCCCTACCCGGTCCACGGAGACAGAGTTATTCTGCCTTTACATCTTCTTTATTCAATTCCTCTTTTTCTAACTTAACAGAACGAAGAACGTGCATAACTCCATCAAGACTACTAAGACCTCCTGCCTTCAAAGCAACATCACAAAGTTGCTTAACCATTTCCTGCCCTTCCATATCAACCTTGATAACCATAAAAACCCCAAAAATTATTAGCCTTTACTATCTTGAGCCACGATGTAATACGTATCACCATCATACACAATTGGAATTACAATATCACTGGAATCGTGAGCAGTGTCACCCGTCGCCGCCTCAACATCCACTGCGTCGGCTTCAATATTGAACAAGTTGATAAACCCATGATCCGTTGCATCCTTGCTAACCCGGATAGCAGTATTGATAGCAGTATTGATCGTACCACGAGTACGTAACTGCATACCAAACTCAGTAGTAGCAGCCAGACCTTCACGATTGATGGCAATATCCAATCCACCAAACTCAGTTTTGGCATTCTCTGATAAGTCCTGAGCATCGAGAGCAAGGGCATAACCATAAGCCGCCGTACTCCCCTGTTTCAATGAAATACTGATATTGTTATAGAGTTTACCCAACGTGCCACCATCCCTGTTATTCATGGCAACATTCAGACCAGCAAAATAGAAGTTAGTATCATTGGCACCATAGTTGCTTCCAGAGACTTTCAACATAGCATCATTGCTATCACCAGTGGCAGCAGCCGTTTCTCTATCACCAGAAATATTAACCACATAGCTCTTAGAAGCCGCAGTACCAGTCAACATTTCCGTTCCATCAACATTGATACCATACCGATACCCAGTAACAGAACCACGTCGGGGAGCAAAATATGCACCTTCGCTGGAAATCATCTGACCAGTATTGAACATTTTTGCCAGAACCAAACCAGCCGTGCTGGAACGATCAACAGTTTCCTCAGCCAAAGCACAGGGAAGAGGATCGCTGTCACCAGTGACTAACTCCACATATTGACCACCAGTGCCAACACCCAACGGAGTAACACCGACTGTACAGTTTGCATTAGTGCGAACAGGAACAATAGCTCCATTAGGAATATAAATCTCAATCCACTTATCACCCGTACCCGTAGTGCCACACCAACTACCAGAAGCTACAACACCAGCAAACCAATTAAGATTTGCAGCAGCCGGGTCTTCCACCACCAGATACTTAGCCTCATTCTGATAACCTTCATCAGTGGTAGTAGGCGTAGTCTGGCAGTCAACTTCCCCACCCTCAGATTTACTATAGCCGGTGATGTTTGTGGTAGCATCAAAGTCATAGCAAACCGGCATACCCTCATAAATAGTAGAAGTATCAAGATACTTCACTTTCTTCCGACGACGATCAATATTGCCTGCATACATTGCGAATCCCATATGGATTCTCCTTTCATAAAAAAGACCAGGAAAGGGACCAGTCTCAACGAGAAACTGGTATCATTACTGTGCATGTCCCTTCTTAGTCTTACGAAGCACACAAGTGTGCTTCTGTGGAAAACCAAAGGTTTTCCTGTCTGGGCGTAAGCCCGATCTGGACGATAGTCCGATTGTTTATTATTGCTGACTTATGAGGTATCCCGCGTGGCGTCGATTACGGCCATGAATAGCATACAGCAAATCACCGTAGACCGTCATAACCAAATGCTGCCCACCAGCCGCACGATTGATGGGAGGAGTAATCTTCCAACTCCATGCACTATGAACGATAGGATAAATCAACTGGTGATTGACACCAAAGATGGGATCAGTTCCATATCTCGTGGTATCGGCCGTATCCAGAATAGGCCAGTAATTGAGGGGAACATTCATAAAATGGGGAACCCCATAATGGACCTGGGGACGAAAACCCATCTGGTCATCAGCTTTGGCGTACAACTGTGCCAACTGAGCCTGAACGTTCAAACTGGTATACATATCGAACTTGGAATCAGCACCGGGGGTATTCAGGTCCATAACTTTAGGAACCGAAGGTCCACGGAAATTCAACTTCTGCATAGCCTTGAACAGAAGCAAAAGCAGACTGTCATCGATATTTCCGTCATGGTCGGCATAGTAAGAAGCCCATCGCGGATTTACAGTAGAACTACAGGACAACCCACCAACATTGAAATCAGCGGTATCACCGTAATCACCCGTATAACCGGTCCATCCACCCGTACTTCCATCAGTACCAAGAGTAAGCCAACCACTTAGACCAAACGGAGTCAATTTATCATCGGCACTGGCAGGAGTAGAAACCAATTTCTGAACGACATCATCTGCCCATTCACGACACATGTTATCGTACTTATTCTGAACCATATCGAAAATCTTCTCTTTTCCACCGGAATTGAGAGATTGCTCAATAAGGTTGTAAGAGAAATTCGTCTTGGACAGAACCCAATCAGTACGATATTTCTTCTCAATATTCACGATGTTATGGACATCTTCATCCCAACGCCCACCGTGAATTGCATTGCCTTCATCACCAAGATTAACATGATCCTCAATATAATCACCACCCTGCGTCTTGATGGTAGTACCGAAGAAATCATTCAAGGCAGTGTAGTTCTCATACAGATACGTCATAGCCGGTTTCTTAGCCGCAAAATGCTGTAGAGTAGCATTAGCGAAATCGACGGCCTGTTGTAGTGTGATAACATCACTCATAACATATTCCTTTCATTCTCCGTTACATCCCTGCTCGGCGAGACAAATCTTCGATCAATGCCTGCCGTGTGGTAGCCTCCTTATTGATAGTATGTTCACCACGTTTTGGAGAAACACGTTTTTCATTATTTTTCAAATCCTTCAACACCTTGCTTCGGACTTCCTTTTCCAAATTCTTACCCTTGTACCAAGCCATACTCTCATTCAAAGCATCTTTCCAATCAGAACCCATTTGGTGAAATGCTCTGGCGGTATTAAAAACCGCATTGCGGGCTTCAAAAGCCGCTCCCTTTGGAACAATCTGTCCCTCACGAGACGAACCTTTGGGAAATCTTACCAACTGTTCCGTTGTTCCAAACACTGGAAATTCCTTCGATGCACCGTCAAAGAATTCATCAGCAGTAGTTTGATACTGCATAGCCTCTTTGACAGACCTTTCCTGTTCGGTAGTTTTCAAGCCTTGCTCGATCTTCCCGATTTTCTCCTGATATTTTGCATCAAGGGCTTTCTCAATCTGTTCCAAGTAAGTCTTGATCTTTGGGTCTTCAATATTCAATTCAGAGGTTTTCTTTTCCTCAGTGGTTTCCTTCGAAGCACCCTTGTGTGCTTCTGTCTGGACAAAGTCCGATTCAGGTTTCTTAACTTCCTCAGTTTCCTCAACAAGAAAGGGAATCAAATCCTCCAAATCCTTGTTATTATATTTCTCAGCCAGTTCGATGATTTGTTCATCTGACCACCCGGCTTGTTTTGCAGCTTGGGTAAACTTATCGGAAATATCTTCCTCAAGGGACTCCGATCCAGAACTCTCCGTGTCACCGGGAGTTTCTTTCTTATCTTCTGACTTTCCGAATACCTTATTCTTGAGTCTCTCTATAATGGACTCACGGGGCTCTTCCTTTGGCTGTTCCTCAATCTGTTCCTTAACTTCCTCTTGAGTTTCTTCTTGAGTTTGTTCGATCTTTTCGACCGTTGTATCAATCGAATCCAGTGGATCGCCACCGAGATTTGACACATCAACGAAATTATCGTTATTTACTGTCTCCTCTGCCATTATTTATCCTCTCGACAATTGGGACAATACTTTTGGGCGGGATGATCCGGGATAAAATCATTGCCACACTTAGCACATTTTTTCGCACTGAAGACAGCAGGCTTGGCAAGATTCTCTTCCTCTTTAAGCTCGATCAGAACTTCCTTCACAATCTGCTTAATTTGCTCTCGATCCAACTTAGGTGTACTTTGCTGGATATATTCCTGTTTTGGCTTGCCTCCGGGCTGCAACCCGGCTTTAGAACACACACGACATCTTCCCTGTTCATCCAAATCCTTCTTGTAAAAATCCGCACGACAACAAGAACAGGAACCGTCATCCAGTTTAACTACTTGTTTCATTTCCATTTTCTGTCTCCTAATATTCCTGCATTCCAAAAATAGACATTTTACGCAGTTTATCCTGACGATTGTGGACTAACAGGGGTCCACCATTTTTACCATGTTTGAAATCACCTTCCAATTCAGGATGATCTTTTAGAACTTCTTTGGCTTGTACGGCCGTGCATCCCATTGACCAGGACCATCTTGGATGTTCAGAATTTTGTCCTTTAAGTAATTCTGCTTGTTTATATCTACCTGCCGGACCAAGACACTCGGAACATTTTCTCGTTTCATTTCTTTGATGAACAGAAGAAAATTCATCAAACACAAAACCACATTTAGAACACTTGTAGCTATACAGGGACATGTCATGTTCCAATCAATAAGTAATCAACTGTTACGGTTTCCGCAGCATCGTCATTTTTAATATAAATCGTTCCAGCAGGTCGAAATACAGCAGCCTCTCCTTCATTTACAGTAATCTCAGCATTGAATGAAGCCGAGAAAGAAGTGTCGATATCCACATCATTCGTAATACATTCAATAACCGCAAGAAGAACCGTGGTGAGATCGCCAACATCCAGGGCTTCCTCAGTATCAGCA